ATTTCTTCGGCGATTGGTCGCGACGAAGCCGAATCAAAAAACGAACTTTCGCGCGCAAATCTTACCGTAAGCGTAAGCATTGACGACCCAATGGGCCGTCGTTGGTTGAAAAATGTAATTGATACCGTAGTTTCGCTTACTGTATTTTCTAAAGAAGATTCGACGGTTTCCGTAGTATGGAAGGGCCGTCTTTCCGCAGTCAAGCCGGAAGCGACAAGCATTAAGCTTGTTTTTGAATCCATTTTTACTTCGTTGCGTCGCCCCGGTCTTCGCCAACGCTATCAAAAATCATGCCCGCATGTTCATTACGGGCGCGGCTGCAATCTGGCTAAAGACGATTGGGCTATAAGCGGGCAAGTCGTAGCAATCGACGGCCTTTCGGTTTATATGCCGGTTGCCGCAGGATACCCGAACAATTATTTTACTTCTGGAATGATCGAAGCGCCAAACGGAACGCTTCGATTTATTACCGCACATTCTGGCGGATATTTGACGCTTATTCGCCAGCTTGACGACTTGACAGAACAGTTTTTGCAAAGCGGTTATGGTTACAATTACGGCAATCATTACGGCGCATTGGTTGTTCGAATTTTTCCCGGTTGCGACCGAAGCCGGGGAACGTGTGAAAACAAATTTGCGAATCTTGACAACAACGGGTCTTTTCCGTTCATTCCGTCTAAAAATCCAATGGGCGGAAGTTCGATAATGTAAGGGGCTTTTATGTGGTGGTATATCGTAGTTTTCATCGTTGCTTTGGTCGTTGCTCATGCGATGACCCCGACGCCGCAAAGCCAGCCGCCCGCAGGATTAGGCGATATTACCGCGCCGACAGCCGAAGAAGGTTTAGAAATTCCGGTTTTGTTTGGTACGCGCGATTTGAAAGGCCCGAACGTCGTATGGTACGGGCATCTTCGAACCGAAGCGATTAGAAAATCTGGCGGCAAGAAATGACAAACGAAGACGAAAAAGATTTAATCGTTACGATGAAAGACGTTCGCGCGGCGAAAGGTTGCAGCCGGGGCGCGCGTATGTTTTGCCAAACGCACGGCATAGACTGGAACTTGTTTTTAAAGCAAGGCGTGCCTGCTTCGGTGCTTACCGCAACAGGCGACGCAATGGCGCTTAATCTTGTAAAGGTTGCTAAAAATGGGCGGAAGTAGCAAAAAACAAACTGTCGGATACCGATATTTTCTTGGTATGCACATGATTTTATGTCGCGGGCCTGTCGATAAGCTGCGACAAATAAAAGTCGATGACCGCATGGCATGGCAAGGCGATTACGCAGGCGGTCGAATCAATATAAATGCACGAAATCTATTTGGCGGCGAATCGCGCGAAGGCGGAATTTCCGGCGCTGTTGATTTCGAAACCGGCCATTCGGCACAAACGCGAAACGATTATTTAATGTCGCAGCTTGGCACGTCGATTCCGGCTTTTCGCGGTGTTGTCGGCGTAGTTTTGCGACAGTGCTTTTTAGGTTTGAATCCGTACCTTAAAAAATGGTCGTTCCGTGTTCAACGCATACACGTTCGGCAAAACGGAATAGCACAATGGTATGACGCAAAATCGCAAATCGGTACAATGTGGAAAGAACCTCAAGCGATTTATATTGCGCTTGATTTTTCCGGTTCTATGGCAATTGTTATGCCGAATGGAAAAACGCGACTTGAAAACTTGAAAGACGCAGTTTTGCCGGTACTGGATTATATTAACGAACTTCGGAACTATTCCGGCGTTGCTGTTGATGTTTTTGTTCGACTTTGGGGCGGTTCAACGTCAAGCGCATCGTATTTCAATATAAACGACGCTGGCATAGCTTCGCTAAAAGCGTTCGTATCCGCTGGCGGCTATCACATGGGAACCGACTTCCGCTTGGGCGTTGATGCCGCGCCGGGATTCTTTGCCGCCGCTGGAAATAAGAATAAAACGCTTTTGTTCGCAACAGACGGCGAACCCGACCCGGCAATGGGCGCAGAATGGCAAGAATCTTCGTCGCAGGAAGCCGGGGCAATTGTCGCAAGTATTCCGCTTATTTCGTCGTTTGCGTTTAATATGGATTTGGAAAACACGCATTATACGGCGTATCTTGATAACACGCCTATTGACGGCGTGCCGGTAATTGACGGCGGAAACCCCGAAGCGATGAAAAATGCGCTTGTGTTCGCGTTATCCGGGCAGCTTGATATGAACCCTGCCCACATCATACGCGAATGCTTGACAGACCCCGATTGGGGCATGGGGTATCAGGATTCGGATATTGACGACGCTTCTTTTACCGCTTGCGCCGATACGCTTTACGGCGAAGCTATGGGAATGTCGTTATTGTGGGATAGGCAAATTGCAATCGAAGAATTCATTAAAGAAGTCGTAAAGCATATCGACGCCGCTTTATACGTCGATAGAACAACCGGCAAATTTACGTTAAAGCTTATTCGAAATGATTTCATCGAAGGCGACTTGATTTCGCTTGATACTTCGAACATTGACAAAATAACTGATTTCACGCGCCCGGCTTTCGGCGAACTTACGAATTCGGTTACGGTTACTTTTTGGGATGCGGTAACAGGTACGAATTCAACCGTAACGGTTCAAGATATTGCATTGGCGCAGATGCAAGGCGCTACGATTGCAACGACGGTTCAATACCCCGGCTTTACGAATAAATCAATTGCAACGCGCGCAGCGCAACGCGATTTGAAAACACTTTCGACGCCGCTTGCGTCTTGCACAATTTATGCAAATCGTGCGGCGGCTGGTTTGAATATCGGCGAATGCTTCAAGCTAACTTGGCCGGATTACGATATAGAAAATCTTGTAATGCGTGTTACTGGCATTGCATACGGCGACGGCAAAAGTAATCGCGTTCGTTTGACTTGTTCGCAAGACGTTTATTCGTTGCCGGAAGTTGAATTTTTGGCCCCAACGCCGCCAGAATGGCAAGACCCGACGCAACTTCCGACACCCGCGCTTTATCGCATCGTTGAAGAAGCGCCGTATTATGAACTTGTGCAACGTTTGGGGCAGTCTGAAACCGACGCTAAGTTGGCAGATAACCCCGATCTTTGTTACTTGCTTGTAACGGCGGCGCAGCCTTCCGGCAGCATTAACGCGCGGCTTAAAGTTGATTCGGGCGGCGGGTATCCTGCCGATGATGATACGCCGGTAGATTTCTGCCCGGTTGGCTTTTTGGCTAACGATGTTGGATACGGCGACATTACGTTTTATTTAAGTCCTTTCGATTCTTATTCTTCGGTAAAAGTCGGAAGCCATGCACAAATCGACGAAGAATTGGTTAAAATTGTTGCGGTTACTTCGTCAAGTGTAACCGTCGGGCGCGGTGTTATTGATACGGTGCCCGCAGCGCATAGCGCAGGAACGCCGCTTTTATTTTGGGATGAATACGCAGATTCAGACGGCAAAGAATACGTTACAAATGAAACGCTAAAGGTTAAGATTCTTCCGATTAGCGGCGCTGGAACGATGAATATTATTTATGCGCCGGAAGATACGATAACAATGGTTGCGCGGGCTATGAAGCCTTTTCCGCCCGGTAAATTGGAAATTGGCGGGGTTGCGTATCCTGTAGCAATCGGCGGGCTTGCGTCGCTTTCGTTATCGTGGGCACATCGCGACCGCTTGTTGCAAACGGCTGGCGAACTTCAAGATACAACCGTAGGAAACATCGGCCCGGAAGTTGGAACAACATATAATCTTCGGATTTATGGCGAAGGCGGTTTGCTGATTAAAGAAGTTTTAAATACGGCTGGAACAACGTTCGCATATGACGCAGCAACAGAAGTCGCAGACTGCGAAATTCCAGCGGCGGGCGGCGATTATCTTTATTCGTTCGTTCGTTCGCTTTTGCATTTCAATGGCCCTAACGATTCAACTACGATAATTGATGAAAAGGGTCTTACTTGGAATGTTTCAGGAAATGCAAAACTTAGCACGGCGCAAAGTAAGTTCGGCGGCGCGTCTATTTATCTGAATTCAGAACGTTCTAAAATTTGGGATAACAGCGCGCTTATTCTTCACTTTAATGGCGCTAACAATTCAAAGGCGATAACTGATACTTCGTCGCAGCCTAAGACTGTAACCAATTCTTCAACGAATATGGTTATAAGTACGGCGCAAAGTAAATTTGACGGTTCTAGCCTTTATGCCGACGGTACGGGAACGGGCGGCATTGCAGTTGCAGCAAATGCGGAATGCACTTTCGGAACCGGCGATTTTACGATAGAAGTTTGGGCAAAACCAGCGACAGACTGCCCGACTTGTTATATTCTTTCTAACGGAACTTCTTTTGGTGCTGGCGTTTGGATTCTTGAACCAACGCACGCGACAAACCCCGGCAAATGGTGCTTTTTCGGATTTGGTATTGCTACAACAGGAAGCCCGCTTGCTAGTACGTCGGATTCATTGACAGATACTTGGCAGCATGTCGCAGTAACGCGAAAAGGTACAACTTTAAGAATGTTCATTAACGGCGTTCTTGAAGATACTTATACGACTTCCGCCGCAATTGACGCAGGTTCAACAAATGCGATTTATATAAATCCTACTGCAAGCCGCTACAAAGGATTTATCGACGAAGTTTTAATACATAGAACATGCTTGTATGAAGCCAACTTTACGCCTAGAACAAGGGCGTATCGCGATTTATTTAATGGCGACCATATCGAAACGGCTTTGATTTCCGATATGGCTTTGGGAACCGATGATTTTACGGTCGAATGTTGGTTGTATCCCACAATACAAACCGACGAATACAATTGCGTTATTTTTGACGGTCGCGAAAGTTCTTTGCCGAAATCTATAACGTTATATGCGCGAGCTATTAGCGGTTCGCTTTTGTTAGCCGCAGCAAGTCAAGACGGCTTAACTATGACATACGGCGGTTCTAATATTACTTTGAACACTTGGCATCATATCGCGTTTGTTCGTTCGGCAGGAACGCTAAAAGCATATTTAGACGGTGTTTCGCAATGGTCGTTAGCGTATAACCACGATGCCGGAACTACGTTTAAATCAAGAATCGGAACTTCTAAAGTTTCAATGTCTGCCGTTTTTGGATACATTGACGATTTTAGATTAACCAAGTCGGCTTTGTATCTTGCCAATTTTACGCCGCCTGTTTCGCAGTTTTCAGACGGAAGCGGCGGGTTTAGACTTAACGGGCGGTTGCGTGTTGAACTGGAATCCGAACGTGATACAATAATCAGTCTTCAAAAACATGATTATACAGTTTTGCGCGAAGGCTACGGTTTTAACTACGGCGAACTTTACGGCGGCATGGCTTAACTTAAAGGAGTTTTAAAAATGGCAGCTTCGACAGAAACCCGCAGCGGTTTGAAATACGGTTGGTCGCTTGGCGAAAGCGGTTGGAATGCGGAAATGGATGCAAACTTGCTTTCGATTGGCCGGTTTGCTTATCATCTTTCCGTCAAAGACCGCGATTTGGCGACCCCGCCAGCGTCGCCAGCCCTTGCGGATACATACATAGTCGCCGCAGCCCCGACAGGCGCTTGGGCGGGCCATGCGGGGCATGTAGCCGTATGGTCTGGTTCGGCATGGGTCTTCGGTGTTCCCCGTGTAGGCTGGGTCGCTTACGTCGAAGACGAGGAAAAGCTGATCGCCTATAAGGCATCAGGATGGTCAGCAGGTGTTGCGATCTAAACAAAGCCCCGCTGAGCGGGGCTTTTTATTGTCGATATGGATATACACATCGACTCGATCCGTTGGAACGTACCGATAATCGACATGATACATCTGATCCCGTACTCGCGCAGAATACAGACGATAGCATTGCTTGATGAACTGCTGATAGGCGGGCTTGCCCTGCATCACCACAGCGACGTCCATCTTGCAGCGCGACACCGCTTCCATGCCCGCATTCCCTTCCTCACCATAGGCGGACAGGATTGGCCCGTTCTCGCTGATGCGGGTCTTCGGGTCACTGTTGAACCAGGCCGCCGTACATTGCCTGTCACAGGCGTGCGCAGCACCAGCAAGCGCGAGCGTCGCGCTAACGATCAGTCTTGCGATGACCTTCATGGCATTGCTCCCTATAGTTGCCCTCGTAGTCGGGCCAGACGCCAGTATGCACGTTCTGGCAATACATGTCAAGTTTGAGGAGCTCGTCTTCGTAATCCATTTTTCCGACGATTCCTACCAGAAGCACGATCACGACGAGGATAGCGAGCGTGCGAAACGGGGTGTTGGCTTTCTGCATTGTTTTTCTCCGTGTTGAATTAAACTGTGGGCCGCGCTTTCGGGGGTACAGGCCGCGATCGGCTAGTGTCCCGCATGGTTGCATTGGCCACCGCACTGCGCAGCGTAGCGCGGCCAAAACAGCTCGCGATAAACGCCCGCATTCGTGTCGAAGTGTTGCGCAATACCTTCAACGTCATGAACGAGGTCTTCGTCGGTCGCGATCAGCAGTGCATCCAGCTGAAGCGGGTGTGTCATGTGCGCGTGAAGCACTTTCATGAACAGCAAGTGATCGCCCAGTGTGGTCATAGGCACGATTGCGCGGTAGCGCAGCACGATCTCTTCGACGAGGGTTTCGTCCATTTCAGGCTCCAAGAATGATGTGAAGGTTATGCAACCAGATCCAGGCGTCGAAGACGCATAGAGCTGTGAAGGTAATCAAGTTCATATCCGCCTCCTTTCCTAGTACGTGATGCAACTGTAGGACACTTCTTGAGCAGATGCAAGCACAAAAATGGGCTTGCCGGCAAAATCCGACAAGCCCATTCATCAAACCTTAGAGCTATACCCGATCGCCTGCAGAATCTTCTCGCACTCCTGTTCGTACCACTCGAAATCGACGTCAGCAGGAAACTCGTCAGGCAAGTCCATCATAGGCTTAGCACCCTCTGAGCGGGGCACCTTGTTCCCGTTCGTCGCATAGACGATCTCACCCTGCACACCGACGGCGTAGTACCAGCGGATTGACTTGCCCAGATACTCGGTCAGACCCGGCTTGGACAGCTCGTCCCAGGCCGCCTTGTACGCGCGTTCGGTGTTCATTGCAGCGCGTCCGATGGTATCGCCTTCCCTGACCCAGCTATCTTTCGAGAACGGTACGAACCCCGCCAGCTTCAGAAGCTCCTCCTGCGAACTGTGCGCGGGAGGCGGAATGCGATCCCATACCTTGACCGCGCCACCCTTGACACTGCGCACGGACACGAACTTCGTGATGTCCTTGCACCCGCGCACTGTGGTCATGATCGGTACGTTCTTCGTCAGCAGCGCCTCCACAGCTTCGACGCAGATCGTATTCGTCGGGTTCTTGTGCAAGCGCTCAGCCATGTTCTTCTTGCTGGCCCACGGGTTGGCATAGGCACCCTTACACTTCGTGGAACCGTCCTCCTTGACTGCGATGTAGTTATTCACGTCACGCGAATAGAGAGACTTGTAGATGGTGCCCTCGGTCTGGAAGCCTGTGTCCTGCTCCCACTGAGCGATGATCTGGTCCATGATGTGCTGCCCTTTGCGCGGACACTTGATCACGATGCCGTCCGTGTTCGCGCTGACCACATGGATTCCAGCAAGCTCCAGGCGCTCGATCAGCATCAGTAGGCTTAGCTGGCCGGTCACTGTCACTTGGATCAGCAGGTCGGGTGAGTAGAGGATTGAATACTTGCTGCCCAGCTTACCGAACGACCCGTTGATCGTAATCTTGAGCGAGTCGGCTGTCACCTTGTCACCCCGTTCCTTGGCTGCAATACGTCGATCAACGATGTTCTTATATACGTGAAGGAACGTCGGGCCAAGGTGATGCGGGTACAGACCAAGGTTCAAGATGATGAACGGATAGTACGACGTCACGTCCT